GGGCTCGAGTGGCTCGAGCACTACATTTCCGGTGAAATTATTTTGCACGTATACAAACGCCTTACGAAGATCTTCGCAAAATTCTGTTTCGTACTCTTCTACTATTTCTGGTAGTAATGTTTCGTCCATTTTCTGTGCTAACAGGCTATGCGGACTATAAACGGGCATAGCTTTTATGCCGCGAATATCGATCCATTTTCCGTGAGCCTGATATATAGACTTCTTATCCTGAAACAGATTCAATGGGATATTTCCTAAGAGAATAATCATCACGGGATTGATGATATCGATAATATTCTCGACATATCCGCGACAATATTCTGCTTCATGACTATTAGGAATTCTTTCGATGCTTTTTCCATTTATCTTCGTACATGTATAGCAATTTATAGCATTTATCCAAAAAAGCTGACGACGGTTGATATGATAAGCCTCGATAATTTTATCGAGATACTTCATCTCCGGAGTCCCCCGGAGCGGATATATAATCTTATCTTCTCCCAACTGAGACTCATAGATTCCGTCGTTAACGATCAGCACGGAGGCCTGACTGTCTCCGTATGTTATGGATCTATAATCTGCCAACTTGCATGTCGGACAATCCTGACAGCTTTTTAATAGCTCATCATGTTTCTTACGGGCTAGAGGGCGCGCAATTGCGTGCATATATTCGATCGGATTTTGAGGATCTGCCTCCTCTAATAGAGCAAAAATCTTGTCTTCAGTGGTCATCCTTGTAGATTCCTTTTCAAATCTTATTGCTCTTAATATAATCCATAAGCTCTTTACACTTACGTAAATGTTCGAGTTCTATCGTTAATTTAGCGTTCTCAGCTTCGACAATTTCTTTCCTGCGTTCTGCTATTGTGGCTTTCTTATCGGCGATTTTTGCACGTCGACGATCTGCCTCCATAGTTTTAACCATAGACAGAATATGTTCTGCTTCGGTAATCGCATAAACATCATTGTCATGCTGATAAAAGCTAAATAACAACCAGTGAAACTCTTTATCGTGAAGCGTAGATTCTTTTAATAGCTTTTTAAGCCATTCGCTTCTTATCGTAAAAGTTTTTTCGCCGCGAGCCTTATGAACGACCGTCTTTGTCTTATCTTCAATCATCGCGGTCAATAGGCCGTCGATCTGAATGTCGCCCTTTTCGTGTGCAGTTGCTCCGCTATTTATCGTCAATTGGACAATCGGTTTATCAGACATAACATCGGAAATTATTTTCTTTGTCTTTCCTTCGAAATCCGATCCTTGTCTTTTGTCCTGTGTTCTCGCTCTTTTATTTAAGCGATAACTTTTTCTTCCGACTGCTTGCTTATAGTGAAAGGAATCGGAGAAGCATGTATCACACCTCTCCGTTCCTTCGTTCTGACAGTCTTCGTGTCCCCATTCACAGGGCATTTAACTCTCTACTTTCGTTCCTTCGATATCGGCTAAGAGTTCGTCCGAGAGTTCTTTTTCCTCGGACTCTATCTTTTCGATCTCTTCGTCCGACAGTCTTTCGATATCATTTGCTCCATCAAGATTTAATGCAGAGCGATATTCGTTCCACTTATCTGGATTTGCCTTCATAAAATCTCGGAATGCATTCTTCGACGCGAACTTTTCTTTAACCTCTTTACCGTCCATCCACCAAAGCCATGCTCCGTGCTTTTCGAGAATCCCGGATTCTACACCCCAGTCAATCGATGGAGCGATTTCTTCGATGCCTTCGCCGAACACGACGTAATAGCTAAACTTAGAATACTGATATGGACTTTCCGGCATACAGTGATTCTTAGTAATTTTTACGTTGAACATTGCGCCTAGCGGATTTCCCGATTTATCCTGAGGCAGTGGTGCAGATTTTGTAGCCGTTGCTCCCGCTTTAGAGTGCTCGGCTATAATTGACGCCCAATATTTAAAGGCTTGTCCTCCGGAAATTGAAAGAGGACTTCCATAGCTATTAATATCAGTGAACATGTGTTGGACAACACAGAATGCTACTTCGGCTTCCGCCACGAGCGGGGTCCAGCGGCGCATTATTTTCCCGTTTAACCTTGCTGCCAAACCAATTGTTTCGTCTCCGACTTTTTTCTCTTTCTCTTTTTGCGGAATGAGACACTTCAGAGAGTTAATGCATATCATGTCAAACGTTTTTGTAGATATAAGGCCTTCGACGATATCGAGAGTAGCTTCCGTGCCAACCTCCTGAATATTCAGCGGGATTAATACGAAGCGCTCTGGGTCAATATCAAAAGTGTCTATGACCCATTCTTTTTTAAGAGAATTCTCTGATTCTAGCCAGAGGGCCGTAAAGTCTGGATCGAGCTTCATATTATAGGCGATAGTTTCGAGCAAAACTCCGGTTTTGCCGCTATCTCTATCCCCCGTGATAATACTTAGTCTTCCGCGAGCATATCCTCCTCCGATAGCCTTATTATATGTAGTACTCGGAGTAGGAATAAACTTGATACGTAGCTTCTCCATAATCTCCGGAGTGGCACCGATACGACCGATAATAGTCTTACCGTATTTCTTGTTTGTCTGTTCCGAAATCTTATCGATAAGAGCTAGTTTTTCCGAGAGGCTTTTTCTTTTTTCCGGTATCATATTTGCCATATTTTTACATCCCTACTCTAGAAGCTACCATGATATTCTTAAGAGTCACGATTGGCTCTAATACTTTGATAGCTTCTTTGTGTCGAGAGCGAGTCGTTCGTTCGTATAATTCGTCTACCGATTTTACGAAGTCGCGATATTCGTTACTCGACATCGATATGTTGAACATAATTTCCTGTGATCTGCTTTCTGCTTCCATTTGTCATTCTGTCCTATCTGTAGTATCTATGATCTTCTGTATAATATTAGCTGCTTGTTTGACGGGTTCGAGATCTTTTTCTGCCGCCGGAAAGTTTTCTAAACTCTTCTCGTAGAATTGCATTACGAGTATTTTTGCGGCGCGAAGAATCGGCTTCGATAAAAATAAGTCGTATTCACCTTTACTTTTTGCGCTGTCTAATAGCGTTTCAGTAAAGGCTGCTATAGCCAAATGCATAGAGTCCTTGCCGTCATGTCCGGACTCTTTCTTTAGCGCCGCAATGTATTGTGTCAATCCGGACTTAACGGCTTCGATATAATTTCTATCTTGCATTTCTAAGAGCCAGCTTTTCGTCTAGCGAATAATCGCTTACTGATACCTCGTATGCCGTATATGTTTCTTTGTATCCATCGAACTTTTTCTTGTAAGATCTCGACTGAAATCTTCCGACGATAGATACATTATCTCCGGGGCCCAATCTTTCTGCTTTTAACGCGAGCGGTCCCCATGTAATACACGGGACATAATAACTTCCCTTTTTATCATCCCTATTATGGGCGACCGTCAAGTCCGTTATTTTTCTTCCCGTAATCGTCGTTCTAACCGAAGTATCTTTGCATATTACGCCGTCTAATACGACGATATTTGATACGCCGAGAGTTAGATCGGTATTTTCGATTTCTCTTACGTATCCATAAACGGAAACTTTCTTTTTGCCGTCTTCTTCGTAATCTCTCGTTCGAATTTCGCCCTTTATTAGGACTTTCGATCCGACAATTATGTTTCCCATAAGTTCTTTTTTCACGATTACGGGAACCACGTCGCAATTTTCGCTTAGTCTAGGAATTTTAATCATCAGTCGATAATATTCTCGACCGTTTTTAACATATTCTAGACATACTTCATGTATGATTCCAATTAGTTCGAGTCGGTTCATTGTCACACTTCTCCGACTTCAAAATTACCCGTATGATGCCTTAGCATAGAAGCAACTACGGCGCGAATATTTTCGATTTCAGATAGTCCGTTATTTACTTCTACCTGAGCTTTTGTCCTTGTTCGAAGATCTAAGTCATCTAGGACTACGTACATAACTTTTTTGTAATTAGAAGTTATAAAACTAAGATATGCGCAAGCATATTTTGTACCGAGATATTCGAATCTAGTCTTCCGGGTAGGATGGAAGTAGAGCTTATTGGCAACATCTCGCGCCGCCTCTATAAGCTCTGCTTCCATTTCTTCCGGAATTTCTATCACGTCTCGATACATTTGAGCTTGCAACGATGCAAGTTCTTCGTCTGTCATTCGTCGACCTTTCTGTGTCTAAAGATGTAATGCCGGCAGTAAAAGGGTTTTATCTTCCGATATTATATCATCTTTCGACTAAAAAGGCAAGCTCTTTTAGCTGACTACGTTACGCTTCTTCTCGCGCATACGAGCGATAGCACTCTTCGCCGACGGCTTCTCGACCGGAGCATCTTTTTTCTCCTGTGGCGCAGATGAACCGGACGAAATGATCTGAGCGCTGTCGACCATGACGAACGGCTGTCCGTACACGATCTCGCCGCTGTCGTTCTCGTAGTTGTCGTCGACCTGAAGCTCGCCCGTGATGGCAATAATATCGTTGCCTTCCTGATCCGCATAGTTGTGGAGGAAGTCCGCCTGTGCGCCGAACGCCTTGAATGTGATGTAATCGTAACGGTTATTGCCGTCCTTGTCCTTGAAGGCTCTCTTCACCGAAATCTTGCTGCGCATGAAGCTCTTCTTGCCGTCCGTGCCTTCCTTATACATTGCACTCTTGCCGAGCTTCTCCTGATTCGGAAAATAACCGATCAGTGTAACCGTATTGCGTGCATTCATAAAAAAATTCCTTTCTTTATTTTCTTTCTCAAAACGGAAATTCAAATTCCGTCGGAATATCTAAACTCAAAATCCTCTTAAGCTCTACCGCTCGTGACTTTCAATCATCGGACTCGTTCGCCCGAACCTCGCGAAGATAGAGCACGAGCGCCTTGATGTTGAGCGGATTGATATCTTCCTCGCTCTTGAGCGTTCCGGACGAGAACTTCTTGATACATTCGTTCAGGCCATCCTCGCCATAGTCCTCCGCGAATCCTGCGATCTCTTCGAGCTCCTTCTCGTAATACTCGAAGGCCTCATCCGTCCAGTCGGAAGTGAAGTTCGGAATTTCTTCCTTTTTCTCCTCTTTTGGTTCATCCTCTGGAGGAAGCTCTTTTGGCTGCCGCCTCATCTTATCGGCAGTCTTTCTCGGCTTCTTCTCTTCGGCCGGCTTCTCTTCTTTCTTCTCGGAGACTGCGACTTCGACAATGCCGAGATCCTTATGCTCCGACTCTGCCTTTCGAGTGATATTTTCCACCGAGTTGTTCATTGCCTGAGCGAGGGCGGATGCGATCGAAGCGTAAGCCATTGCTTTGTCCTTCGGAAGCTCGATCAGTTCCGCATTCTTGATTGCCTCGCCGACAACCGTCTTGAAAAGTTCTTTTACTGTCGCCATTATGCGCGCTTTGCCCCTTTCACCGTGTCGTAGGTAATTTTAATTTCTCCGTCCACCTCGTCTACCGTAACAATATTTTCCTTACGGTCAGGCAAGGAGAACATAACCGGATTCAAGATGCCTTCCATTATGCCGCGAAGAGCTCTTGCTCCGGTTTTTCTTTTAATCGCCTCGTTAGCAATATGCTTAAGAGCATTACGAGTAAACTCTAGAGTTACTCCATCATGCTCAAGAAGCTTTTGATACTGCTTAACGATAGCATTTCTCGGCTCCGTGAGAACCCTCACCATTTCATCCTCGGTAAGTTCTCTTAACGGAGCCAGTACAGGTACTCGCCCGAGAAGCTCTGGAAGCATACCGAACTTCTTAAGGTCTTCCGTAGAGACTTTTTCGATATAATCGTTATACTTCTCGTTGTTCTTGTCGACGAGCTCCGAGCCGAAACCGAGCGTACTATTGCCGCCAGCTTCGCGTAATCGCTTCGCGATAATCTTTTCGATCCCTTCGAACGCTCCGCCCAAGACAAAGAGAATATTCTCTGTATTGATCTTGGTCGTATTCGCGTTCTCGGGATGAATCCGACGCCCTTTCTCCGGAACTTCGATTTCTGATCCCTCCAAGAGCTTCAGAAGTGCTTGCTGCACTCCTTCGTGCCCGGGGTCTGCCGTAGTAGACAGATTTTCCCCCTTGCGGCTCGTCTTATCGATCTCGTCGATATAGATAATTCCGCGCTCAGCTTTTTTAATATCTCCGTTTGCTGCATTGAGAATATCTCTCAATATGCACTCCACATCACGACCCACGTCACTGGTTATTGCCGTGCGAGCTTTTTATCTCACACTTCTGGAAATTACTTTCATACCATATATCGTGATGTAAATATATGGATACGACCAGTCAATCCTGGTCCAGGTTAGCGTACATTTTTACGCGATCTTTATATCTCAAAAGATTTTTCCTCACTACGTAGAGCGGCCTCTTGGATCTATTATCTCAAGATCTACGCGTTGCGCCTGACTAAACGATTTCAATATACGTTTATCACTTATGTCGCCATAAGCTATCCCGCTAATTTACGGGAGCCTTCGGACTCTGATTAGGTCGATGACCCTTCCAGCTTAATTCCGCTCTAATCATCCAGAGACTTTAGTGAGCTTGTCTCTGGACGGCTATTTAAAACCCGCTACTGCTGTACGCTGTAATGTCAGCAGTCACAAATGGTACCTTGAGTGCCTTAGAAAGACTTCTGAGTAAAGCTGTCTTACCAACTCCGCTAGCCCCCAGTAAGAGAACATTGGACTTCTCGAGCTCGATCGCCTTTTTCTTGTCCTCTTCCTTCATCTGCGACTTAATAGCAATCATCTTATAATGATTATAGACAGCTACGCTAAGAACTCGCTTGGCATAATCCTGTCCAATGATATACTGATCGAGATGTGTCTTGATCTGAGCCGGAGTAGGAAGTTTGACCTTATGGGGAGCTCTGAGTTCTGCTTGTTTCTTTTCTCCTTCGACATAAGTATTCGAAGAGTCGAGCGTCAGATTGATACCCTTGACGCATTTTTCGCAGATAAGGGCGCCGTCACTGCCATGTGCAAAAATCGTAGTTCCGTCGATAGGCTTGCCGCAAAATGAACATACGATCTTGTCGTCATCGTTTTTTGCTTTTTCTGCCATTATACCTCCTTCCTACTCATGTCTATAGAGAATCTTATCGATGATGCCATATTCCATGGCCTCTTCTGGAGTCATCCATGTGTCTCGATCGAGATCCTGAACGACCTTATCGAGAGACTGTCCGGTGCATTCGGAATAAAGCTTGTGCATCATCTCTTTAATTCGAATTGACTGATTAAAGCTTCGCTCCATATCGGAGACCTTACCCTGGGCGCCGCTTGATGGCTGATGGATCATGATCTCCGAATGAGGCAGAGCATATCTCTTGCCCGGTGTTCCTCCCATGAGAATGACAGAACCCATAGATGCCGCCAAGCCCATGCAGATTGTGCGCACATCCGGCTTAATATACTGCATCGTATCATAGATACCCATGCCTGTCGCGACCTCTCCGCCGGGAGAATCGATATACATCGTGATATCCGTCGACGGATTTTCGCTCTCCAAGTAGAGAAGCTGGCTCTTAATAATATTAGCCATAACGGGCTCGATCGGACCCTGAACGACGATAATTCTCTCGCGCAAAAGGCGAGAGTAAAGATCCATTGAGCGTTCGCCATTCCCTTCTCGCTCGAGGACCATGGGCACTAGATAACCCATTTATAAAACCTACTTTCTCTTACGTCTCTCATAACGATGAATGCACACGAAATCCACGTCTTTAAACCATTTATAGAGGAAGTCGTTGCATTTATCTATGAGTTCCTTCGTCGGCAGATTACCGAACACGGGAGTTACTTCGTTACGAAACGTTTCTTCGTTAAAGTACCTATCCCACATCAAATTGTCTACCCACTTAGGAGTATCTTTAGGAGACTCCTTGTATTCATCGAACTCGATGAAGAAGTCCAGAGGGTATATAGAGGGATATCCTCTCGTTTCTTCTGTCCAGTAGAGCTGCGCTCCTTTTTCTTCCGAGATTATGTGAAGATGACAATTCGGCGCGAATTTCTCGAGAATCTGATGCCACATTTCATTCATCGGAATCCATGCGGTATAGACGTCGATTTCGAGGCGACCGCATTCTTCGCATAATATCATATCGAGGATTTCACCGCGACACTCTAGGTCTTCGTATGATAGACCCGCCCCGATGACAACATTGCCGAGCCATTTTGTTCCGAATGAATTCCAGCGATATGATCGGCTCGTCCATTCTTGCAGCTTAAGATATAGATTCTCGAGCTCCGGGACATCCCCCTCTATAATAGTGATATGGCTATGACACCAATTAGGCATTTGTTTTGTCTCCGTTTCTTGTCGGTATAAAATTGACAATTTTGTTTCCGTGTTTTTCTTTTTCTACGTCGAACGCCCCGAAGCATGTTATACAGTATCCACTAAGATCCTTATTCTCCGTCGCCGAGATTTCTGATTCCAGGTCATACGAATCTACGTTACCGTAGATATTCCCGTCGCCGTCGAAAAAGATCTCGGGGTGAATTGTCGCGAGAACGGAAATATGATCGCTGCCGCAGTAAGGACATACAAATTTATTCGTCTCATACATGGCAGTCTAGCTCCAAGAAGATATCGTCGGGATCGCATTCGGAGACAATCCTGTCGAACTCTTTTACGAACTCATCGATCCTGTTCGGCCCTGAGAATGCATCCTCATCAATCCATCCGTGATTCAGTGTTACTACACCATACGGGCGAAGAGACATCTTATAGGCGAGGAAGCCGTCGAAATGTCCGTAGACATTATTATACAATCTCGGGCAACAATCGGTCTCTGATCCGAGATCTTCTCCGTCTGCCTTACGTCTTCCGGAGACGATTTCCCAGGTGGTGCGAATTTTTTCGACTTCTTCTTGTGTGGGCTTCATATCCCATTCGATATCTTTTATTTTCTTGAAGTTCAGATCAGACGGAAAAATACTCCAGTAATCGCATTTCTCTCCCATCGCCTCGTCTATAACGGCTTCGAGTTCGTCTTCTGGCGTAGGCGGAATTACTACTCCCATCAATACGTGCATAATTATTCCCCTCCGCTACAAATCTGGATGACCTCTGAAAGTCTTAGTTCAAGGTCTTCTCTGTCCTCAAAGGAATCTCTGTGTGTTACAACATAATCGACGAGACCGTTGTCTTCCGAGTCGTCGTCATTAAATCTCGCGAAAACAAACCCGTCGCGACTATCTCCTTCGTCGAGAATATCTCCGAAGCCACTGCGACGGAGATATTCCCTTAACGACATTTCATCTCTTGGAGTTTCTTCCGGAAATAAAAAGTCCTGAAGAATCTCTTCTGTTATGTCATACATTTTACATTTCCTCGATTAGAAGCTGGCCTTCTTTGCCGCCTTCTCGACTTCCTTATTGAAGTACTTGCGGAACTTCTCGAAGATTCGACGCTCTTTCTCGATGAGCTTGCGCCGAGCAACGCCCTTGCCGATGGACTCATCCCACTTGTCGCCGCCATGACAGCGAGCAACGCCGCGCACTGACCTCTCCGTATATCGAGATACAAACTTATGGACCATTTCGAACAAGATTCTATCACTCACGACGAGCGAGAAACCATTGTCGCTCGCGCCTCGATTGAGCTTTGCTCGCATATAGCACATAAGGTCGACGGAGAGAACGTCGAGTCCTTGCATGTCGCCATCCTCAAAATATGCCGCAACCGACTTCTTCTTCTCGTTAACTGAATATTTAATCATAGTCAATATTTCTCCTTTATTTAATCTCGCCGCAGATAATATCGGCGGCTATTTGACATCTTTCTTCTACCGTACCGCGAACTTCTTTTACGATAGAGTAAATCGCGGCACTGTCTTCGAACAGAAATTTACGTAGAAAGGCATCCGTTTTCTTACGAGACTCTTGGTCTCTTTCTTTCCATGACGACTTCTTTATATCCTGTGGAGTAAAGTCGTCATACGGAAAGAATAGAATTATGTCGTACGGATCATTTGCGTAAGCAGCCATTGCAGATCTACGATATTCTCTCGGCAATTCATCTGCGTATGCGAGATAGTCGAAAATAGACCTCTCGTATATAGGAATATCGTATCGAAATTCTAGATGTCCTTCCAAGGCAATTTGGCCGCCCAAAATGGCATACTGATAAGAAAGCCTTTCATCGGAAGAGAAATCCTTGTAGTTTTTGGCCTCGGGAAATAAGTTATTCCCGACGTATTGAACCGGACTAGGTATAAAAAACGACTTTATACCTAGTCGATTCTCGACAGTCTGCGACAGAAGCGGGCCGAGAGTTCCCTTCCCGGTACCTCCGGCTCCGCTAAAAGCAATCTTCATTGAGAAGACCACTCCTTTCTTTTAAAAGTCCTTTGAATCTAGATTTTTCGCACAAAAAAGAGGGGTCTCTCGACCCCTTATTTTTACATTACTTCACGAGATCCGATCCCACAATTACGCCGTCGCTTCCCACGATCTTGGGAAGTTCGCCGTTCCATTTCTCGATGCGATTCTGCTCGATAATCATAGGAGTAAGGCTTTGCTGTAGTTTAGCATTAGCCTGTGCTTGTCCGTCCGCCTTAATAATGGCGGCATCGGCCTCGCCTTTCGCCGTGACACGAGCCTTCTCAGCTTCTACCTCGGCGCGCTCTTTCTCGATTCGAGCTTGCCCGAGTAGATTCTGCGCATTGACTACATTCTGAATTGCTTCTGCCGTAGCGGAATCCGGTACGACATCTGAAAGATTGAATGTTTCGATGACGATGCCGTATTGCGAGAGACTATCGCGGAACATCTCATAGATCTTCTGATTCACTTCGGGACGCTTATCTCCGACAAGCTCCATCAGTGAATACTGAGATGTCACGTTATTCACGGCCTCGAACATGGCGTTTTTCATGTAGCCAGATTCGATGATGCTGATTTTCTGCCCGCGAAACTTTTCGAACACGGTCGGAAGTGCCATCGGATCCATGTGATACGTATACGTGATCGACACGTTCACCTGCTTGCCATCTTTCGTATTGACGTTGATCGAACGATCGGTGCGGTCTTCCTTGTTCTCTGCGTCCGGATTACCCTTCGTGTAATAAACCGTTTCCGTAGATACGGGATATTCGGTCACATGCTTCCACGGGGCCACGACATGAAACCCCTGCGTAAGCGTTTGATCCTCGATGCCGCCATCCATGTTATAGATGACGCCAGCGTACCCCGGACCGATACGATACGTGCAAAAGAATGCGAGAACCACGAAAAGAATGATTGCGATGGCTATTCCGCCTAGCCCCAGTAATTGATTTGCGATTGCCTTAAAGTCTCTATCCAATAGGCCGCCCTCCAAGTAGTTTAATAAAAACTTCTTTTATCTTCTTCGACACGTTCTTTGCGCACCTAATGCCGAGAATTACCCAGAGAGAAATTAGAGCGACAATCGCGAGCAAGATCATGCCTCTTAACATAAAATTCACCTATCAAAAAAACAAAGTGGGTGCGGGGGCCGGATTCGAACCGGCGTTAATAAGCTTGTCAGTACCCCATAAAAGGGCTTGTAAGTCGGAGAATCATAGGTAATAGCGATATTTTAAATATCTCCCTAAATCCGCCTACATCATCGGACGACTGTCGGCGCCCGCTTTATCCTGGAGTTTACTCCGAGATAGTTAGTGAGTGTCTTATTTAAACTGTTCTCTCACTTAAATGAGCAACCACTACTCCACCCCGCGTAATATTTGGTGATCCCAGTCGGATTTGAACCGGCGTCCCTGCCGTGAAAGGGCAGTATCTTAGACCACTTGACTATGGGACCATTAGAAGCCGGACCCTACACCAGCTTGCAAGTTATCTCGAGGACTCGAAAACCTATGACTTCTGTTGCGCAAGATTTGATTAACGATATCATGTGTACGTCTCTTCTGTTTTATCGAGAGAACCCAAATTAGATACACATAATATCTCTTTCAACTTTGTGCATTTTACTTTTATTGGGGGAATAACTTTAAACTTTAAGCGTTTGGCCTTTTATCTTTTCGGCTTTTAGCTTTCGTTTGGTCGTCGGCATGCGACGCAGTTATACTTTAACCAAAAAAAGTATTTGATTTTTAGTGCCCCTTTTTATTTAATCATCTGTGAGGCGAACAGACTATTCGAGTTAGAGATTTCGGTAAGGGCCCGGGAAACTTTGCTTTTTACATGGCCACTTCGATTGTGCGAAGCGCGTTGGCCTCCGAGAGCGCGGAGTCTGCCCAGACAGTGTCCTCATCGACTTCCTCAGAGAGCTTGTCAATGACGCTCTTGAGGTCGAGCGGATCCACGAGCTTGAGCGCGTTGTTACTCTTGTACGTCTCCATGAAGGACTCGACTTCGGCCAGAGGAATGTTCTTGCTGTCCTTACCGCCGAACGTGCTCGTAAGCACGAGCATACCCTTTTCGGAGACGCGCTCGTTCTCGACCTCAACCTTGCTAGATACCTCGTTGTAATGGTCCGTCATCTCGCGGAGTAGCGCCCTCTTCAGCGGAATAACATGCGTCTGATACGCAACGATCTCGGCGACCGTCATCTGCTTCGCGGAATCTGCGTAAGAGATGTTCGACGTGCTCTCGTCGATGCCTGAATTGCTGCGCGTCACGGCCATGCGGAGCTTTCGGAAATTCTCGAGAAGGCTCTTGATGCGATCGTAGTCGGAACGAATGTCCTCCTTAGCCTCTGCGACGGTCTTCGAGCCCGCCTTCCCGCTCATGCCGACCGTGTACGAAATGAAACTTGCCTTTCCGATATCGTCGAAAAAGCGGGAACGCGTTGTCTTGAGTTGCGCAAGTGCGCGATGAATACTGATCTTCATATTTTTCAACTTCTTTCCAAAAATTCGTCCTCGGTTATCGTTAGGTCGTAAATTCCCTTTACGACGGCTCTTTCGAGATCATTCAACAGTACGTCCACAAACATGTCGTACCATTTACTCTCGTCTTCTTTTAAGATCGGCAGGAACGTGAAGTTTCTCGTATACATATAGACCTCTGTAGTCAGGTAGCAGCTGTCGTACATAAAATCGGCGAAAACAATTTCGTCTTTACGATCTACCTTTATATGTATAGAGATATGATTTCCTACCTCTAGTATTCCGACCGTGTCAAGCTCCCGGTTCTTCCGATACGACGAGAAGTCCTTATCTCTAAAAGCTTTTGCGAGCTTAATAACCGTATCTTTCGATAATCCGGATGCTGGCATCGATCGTATCTTTTCTTGTATGTGTTTGAACAACATCTTTGTTTACCTATTTAAAAAGATAATGCTTCCCCAGAAAACGTCAAAGACGGGATGCCGGGACTGTATCGTAGCCCGTTCGTAACTCGGAATTACGAATTTGTTACATAATAACGTGTTGGCCAAAACTCATTATTTGCAACAACGTTTCTACGTTCGTAACTCTACGTTACGAAGAACAAAGCCATGCATTGCTACTTCGCAAGGCTATGCCATCTTTTCGCTCACCCGATAGCATGGTTGACAGCGGAGTTTTAGAGTCTTGTCTTTGACTATCAATTATAATTGCATGGCGCATTACTTTCCCGGGAAGAACGCGCCCAAGAACCGTCGGCTGTCGTAAGAAGAGGAGGTGATAATAAATATCTCGACTAGAGAGGAGCGGTAAGTCTGAAAGGAGGTTTTATCTGTGATGCTTATAGAGGTACTTCGACAGCCGTATATCTATTGTTATCGTCGTACTATTAGCACGACTTCTGGCTAGCTTGCCTGGCCGAAGGTTGTGGCGCCGTGAATGTTGCGCGCATTGTTGTCCTTCTCGAAGAAATCGATGTGCGTTGCCGGCTTGCCGATGTGAATTCCGATCTTGCGAGACTTCGGCGAAAATGCGCAGAGACGCTTCTTCTTCGAGTTGAGATAAATCGTGAACATGTTTTTCCCTCCGTTTTAACTTTTACAAAAATGGTCCCGACGACAGGAATCGAACCTGTACGGCCTAAGGGCCAGGGGATTTTAAGTCCCCCACGTCTACCAGTTCCGCCACGCCGGGGTCATGACGAGTATTGCATCGTCATACTGCTCTAAATTTATATATCGAGCGCAATTTCGGTTCGACAAGAATACCCTCTACCTAACTCTTGTCTTCTCGCTTAAAACGAGAACCGCCGACTAACGTACGACTTACGATAATAAAGGACTGTGCCTTTTATTATATAGTTTATACCGTCGGAGAGCCGTGAGCTCACATCTTTCATCGGACATGGTCGCGATAGACCTTGTCACTCGACCGTTTTCCCATTAAACTACGACGGTGTGTCGATGGCACCTTGCAGGAGTCGAACCCGCCCCGTACGTGATCTCTCGTATAATAAGAGAATACGAGGGCTACCCGTAGAGGTACATGTTATCCCGCGACGGAATTAACCGATACGGGATTAAGCGAAACGACATTATTTTTCGCTCTATAAGCATTCTATGCCCGCTTACTTTGCCTATTCTGGTGTGCACCTGACAGAATAGGCTGTCCGGCAACGATTTTAATTTTATTCGCTGGGCGAAAGAGACAGACCGCAAACTTCTCATGGAAGAGTTTATATACCGAAGTTACCAGTGTTCCGGTTCGCAAGGCCCCGGCCCTCCAGGCTTCTTGCGCCCCTATTAAAACGGGGTCCACCAACTAACGTATGGCTTACGACAGAAAAGGCATGATATCCTTTTGTAGTCACAGGAATTCGATTCCGTTTTCGTGTATTTCTACGTCTATTTTCTCGAGGTTAATCTCTTGTCCTCTAATAAACGCTGCAATCCATTTCCAGGTTCTTGCTTCTCTTACGGCAGTACCCCACGGATACACGAAGACCTCATATCGAAAAAGGCTTATTACTTCACCCATGTTAAAATTCCTCAAATGGAGCCCCCGGCGTGATTCGAACACGCGGCCCACGGATTAGAAATCCGATGCTCTTCCTCTGAGCTACGGAGGCATTATATATGGGAAACGCGGCTGTTTCCCTCGAGGATTTGCCTTATCGCGCGCATAAGTTTATTTTCGATAAACCATTAGCCACCAGATCCCCACATCTTTCTAATAGAGATACTTATCGTTTACAAACGGCAGAGGTACGTCCGAAAGAGTTTGTGCATCCGCCTAGAACATATTATAGTTCAAATGCGAATGGCCTATATTTTTGGTGTTCTTTGTTTACTTCTCATACAAGTAAATACATACATCGAGAGAGCCTAGATACTGACAGATAATCGGCTTAACCTCATTCCAGTCGAGTCCTCCGAGGCCGCAGCCTAGCGGCGGTATGGCGATAGACTTCACGTATCCGCTACTGAGAAATTCCTTTAGGGCGGCAAGTCCTCTACGGATATATTTAATCTTCGAGGCTTCTCTCCACGTATCTTTCGTAGGAAAGTTGACTATCGTTTTACCGTTCTCATCGAAGACATGCAATTTTCCTATCCAGAGCTGAAACTCTGAACACTCTGCTCGATAGCTCTTAAATGTCTCGGGAAAGCGTCTTTTAAACTGTAGCGCGAGGCCTTTTCCTATAACGCCTTCGCAGTTAACGGGATTAACCAGGCACTGCGCTGGGGACTCAAAGATGTTCCCTTTAACAAAAGTAATCATCTTTGAACCTCTCTTTTGTTACGAAATGGTGGGACTGGTGCGGCTCGAACGCACGACCTAACGCTTAAAAGGCGTTTGCTCTACCTGCTGAGCTACAGACCCAAAAACTAAGGCGCATATTTTCTGCTAAAGTATACACGCCATCCAAAATCCGTCTACACAGATTTTTAACAGTTTAACTTCTTGCCTAGGAAGTATTTAATTATAAACGCCTTCGAGAAGAATCTTGCTCGACATCTCCACTGTGGGTGTTTTAATTAAACTACCGAAGGACTTTTTATAAGCGCCGAACGAGATTCGAACTCGTATACTTCCCTTTTTATCGGGCCGCTCTTCCGTTAAGCTATCGGCACATGGTATGCCCGCCCAGACTTGAACTGGGAATCTTCACCTTATAAGGATGCTGCATCCACCAATTATGCTACGGGCATATAAAACCGGACGCCGCCGCTAAGCGACGCCGGGGTCCCGGGTAGTAGTCGTCACTACGCCCAGGATCTTTCCCTGCAGGGAATTATTTTTTCGCGCCCTTCCGGAGTCGAACCGGACCCTCCCGATTTTGTCGAGCGTGCTACCGCAGCACCTAAGACACATGGTCGGGATCTCGAGCTATTCGCTCTCAATATTCTTATGCAATAACCCGGACTCTACTCTTAAAGTAGGGGCACAAGGCTCACTGCCGGGGATTAACTGTTGCATAAGGCTATATATATCCCGAAAAAGAAAACCTCTGGTAGACAATTATATTCTACTACAAGTCCGCAAACTTGTCAACCTATTAAATGTTGCAGAGGAAAATTTGGCGCGACCCCTAGGATTCGAACCTAGACCACACGGTTTTGGAGACCGTCATTCTACCAGTTGAACTAGAGCCACATAAAGTTATAGGACTTGCTCCACCACTAGCCCTGAAAATGCAAGTTATTATCGGCTTCTCGGGACGCATATACGCGACCGGATTTTCGAGACTTCTTGTCTTCGTCCGACCGACTAACGTCACACCATCCGCTATTATGCTCAGGGTTACCTATCTCGTGGTCTTTTTACGATCTTTTTCTCCGAACTGCGAGTAGCTCGGATGGCTGGGCCGATCAAACCCAACAGAAGACATGTAAGCAACTGGATACATACCAGAAGGAATCACTCTTCTTTGCCTAGTTTCCTATTTCTCTTACGCAGGAACCTCTTATTAATGAGGAGTTCACGTAAGAAGATTGGCTATCTCGCCAATCTATATCGCTTTTCGTTTTAGAACCTATAGCTAGAATGGCTCGTGGAAGTTAAGCATCTAGCATACTTAACAAGAAAGAGAACTCCAGCCCTCAATCTACCAAGCGGAGTAAAGGTACCGCCACACCCCATGGACGCGTTCACAGTTTATCCTCTTAAGCGCGATTGGAGTAAAATTTTAAGTTGGCAGAGGTACCCAGAATTGAACTGGGATGAGTTGATTCAAAGTCAACTGCTTTACCATTAAGCTATACCCCGATAAGATGTCGAGTTGTCGTACTCGACGAACGGAAATTATCCCTAACGGCTAAATTTCATAACGCCGAACGTATTGTTTAAAGCGTCGTAGGCACGTTAACCTACCGAGCTCGAGTCGTTACTATTCCCGAACGACTAGGTATCATCGTATATAACCGCAATTCTTGACCTTAAACAAGCCGATGCGCTTGTCACCCCATTTTCAGCCGTAGTGCGCGGTAACTACATAATGATCGGGATTTTTGTCAGTACCCTAAAAAGGGCTTGTAAGTCGGAGAATCATGTGTATTAGCGATTAAAATCTTCCTAAT